ATGCACTATGATCGCCAACTCTTTCATAGCTCCAGTTTTTGCCTGAAGCCACGCATACGCCGCCTTTTATTTCTATCTTCATAACTACTCCCTTTAATTAAAAATAAATACTAGTGACATTGTTGCCATTGGCAAAAGTGAATATCACTTTGTCGTATGCTGTTATATTATAGACCGCACTACATGACTCGTAAGTCCTGCGCTTGTAGCAATCAACATTGTGCGGCTTAATTTCAACCTTGGATATCATTCGCTCGTAGCTATCGCCAATTTTTACAGAACTTAATCTTTCTATGTATCTATCTTGTGCCTCTGTTAAGGCACATCCGCTAAATAATATTGCTGTTACTGCCGTTATTAATTTAATCATTTTTAACTCCTATACATTCAAACCAAAATAAACCTCTTACTAGTTGACCGTCACAATTGCTGCTTTCCATAGCGATTACACCAATGAAAATTGCGACAAACAAAGCTACCCCGATAACCTTGATTGCTAGCTCTCCTTTATTAATCATTTTTACTCTCCTTTAGTTTGTCTTCCCACTCGTCATACCTGACACGCATTTCTTCAGGCATTTCCATATAAAACTCAACACATATATAAATTAACTCTTTAACAATATCCAGCTCAGTTACTTTTAATTCTAGTATTGATTTAGCCATCTTTGCTCTCCAGTTCATTTATTTTGTCCTTTACGGGGTCTGAAACAGCCAGTACAAAACTGTTGTTTGCTTCATTTATCTGCGACACAAAGCAACTCGCCATAATCTCGGTAGATCCTAACTCAGCAGTAACGAATACTTGCACACCTCTATTAGTTGCATCAATCAAGCACCGCATAACACTGGAAAGATCGCAGTTATCTACACTTATAGCTCCGTCATGAAAATCAATGCTTTCAGATTTTACTTTTGTGCCATCAAGGTAAAGTTTTGATATTTTCATACCTTTAACCCCTTAATAATTAGTTTGCCAAGAATACACCCAAATAAAACGCATAAAAAAGAAACCGTAAAACCTTTAGTTAGGCCGTTAATTAGCAATCCGTCATGTATGTATACCTCACTAACGCCCCATAAAGAAGTGTTAGCAATTGCAATAATTAAAAGTATCACTATGTCACTTTTGTGCATCATCGTGCTTACTCCTTAAGTCAATTTGCTGTGAAAAATTACAGCGCTCAATAATATTGTCATAATCTGTCTTGCTAAGAATTACTACTTGGTTGCTTTTAGATACAACACAAACAGGAACACTGTCATTGCAGCATTCGTCAATCGTCTGCCTGAGATTATTTCTTGCTGCTGTATAGTTGATTATTTTCAATTCATACCCCTTGTTAATTTCGCCTTGTACAGATACTAGTTCAGAATTCTGTACATAGCAATGCTTATTTTGATTTAATGTTAAATAGTGTTAAAATAACTCAAGTGGTCGATTTGACCAATTAATGCGCTAAGCGCTAACTAACCTCAAGGGTTTAACATGTTGAACGGATTAGAAGAAATACTAGCGAAGCACGAATTGTCTGACGAGGTAAAATCGGCTTTATTGGGAGATATAAACGGTGTAGCTAAAGGTCTTGTCAATAAAAAGACTGAGCTAGAGCATAAAATCGCTAATAAAGAAGGCTTAACGGCAGCAGAAAAAGCAAAGCTAACTGAGCTTGAGTTATTTAAAAGTAATGCTGAAATTGCCAGTGCTAAAGCTGCGGAAGATTGGCAGACAGCAAGTGATTTGCAAGCGGCACAATGGAAAATAGAGTCGGAAGCTAAAGATTCGCGCATTGCAGCTTACGAAAAAAGCGAGAGTGATCGATTAATTACCGATGGCGCTCGTAAACAACTAACTGATTTAGGTGTAAACCCTTTGCATATGGAAGCGCAAATGGCATTGATTACCCTTCAGTCAAAGATTGTCGATAGTAAAGCTATGATAGGCGATCAAACGCAAAGCGAATTTATAGAAAAATGGGCCTTAACTGATAGCGGCAAAGCTGCGATAACTGCTCAAAATAATAGCGGCGGCAACGGTAATGGTGGAGATAATACACCAAACGGGAAGCCATTAAACTTAACTGAACAAGCGATCCTCGCTAATCAGAAATAATAAAGAGAACTATCATGGCTAATGTACAAATTGCAGATATTTATAACCCGTTAGTGTTTTCGGGTGCAGAACAAGAAGCACAAATTGAGCTTAACGCGTTTTTAGCGTCAGGCGTAATGGTAATGGATCCTCGATTAACGGCTATGGCTTCAGTTGGTGGCAACATCGGCGAACTACCATTCTTTAAACCTTTAGGTACTCAAGAGCCTAATTATTCAGATGATGTGACAGGCAATAGTTCAACGCCTAATAAAATCACTGGCGCTAAAATGAAATATCGCCTAGCTAGTCAAAATCAGTCTTGGTCTACAATGGATCTTGCTGTTGATTTAGCTTTAATTGATCCTGTTGGCGCTATTACTGGCCGTATTGGTCAATACTGGGCAACTAGTTTAGAGCGTCGCTTGATTCAATCAACTATGGGTATCTTAAACGATAACGTAGCAAATGATTCTAGCGATATGGTTGTTAATATTGCGACTGATGCTGCTGGCGCGATCACTGCTGCTGAACTTATCAGTAATGATGCAATTTTAGATGCACAACAAACTGCTGGTGATCATCAAAGTGGTTTCGGTGCTATTGCTATGCACTCAGTTGTTTACAGTCGTTTACGCAAGCAACAGTTAATCACATTTATTCGTGATGCAGATAACAACACTTTATTCCAAACCTACGGAAACTTACGTGTAATTGTTGATGATTCATTAAGCGCTGTAGCTGGTACAAACCGAGTTACTTACACTACTGTTTTATTCGGTAATGGTGCGGTTGCTTCTGGTATGGGTACAGTTCAAAACCCTAGCGAATTAGATCGCAGTCCAGAAAAAGGTAGCGGCGGCGGTCAAACTGACCTGTATTCTCGCCGTGCTGATATCGTTCATCCATTAGGTTTTGAGTTTACTTCTGCTTCTGTTGCTGGTCAATCTGCTACACTTGCTGAATTGGCTACTGCTGCTAACTGGAATCGTGTTTGGGAGCGCAAGTCTGTACCGATGGCGTTTTTGAAAACAAACGGTTAATAATTAAAAAGGGTGTAAAAGCCCTTTTATTTTAAAGGTGTATAGATGGAAGATTCAACAGAACATAATAAAGCTATCTTTAAAGAGATAGGCAAATTAGAAGCTAAAATAGTGGATTTAAAATCACAAATGAAGCCGATAGAATTACCAAAGCAAGCGAGCCTTAATGATTGTAACGCCTTAGCAAGAAAAGCTAAGACAGTTCCACTCAAGATAAACCCCAAGCTCGTAGCTGAAGAGGCTGGCTTCAAACACAAATAAATAAAACCCTCCAAGCGAGGGTTTTTTATTGCCTGTCGTTTAATGCTACAATACAAATAAAAGAGGCTTTTAAATGAGTGTATATAAATCAAAGACTGATTCCGAGGAAATACTTAATCACTTGCTTGCTGAAATAGTTATAGCAAATGGCGGAAGTATTAACAGTAACGACAAAATATCATTATTACAAAGCTGGCTTGCAGCGATAGGAGGCTAACATGCCCGGTGTAAATAGATTATTGCAAGACATACTTACAGCAACAGAAGCGGCTTCAGGTGGTGCAACACCACTATTAAACCGCGTAAGAGTGACACAAGCTAGTGACTTGTCAGGTGTGCTTGATAGCGATAAAGAATACTTTATTGACGGCGTTATCGATATGGGTTCGCAATCAGTTGAAATACCGCAGGGAGGGCTTAGTTTAGCTGGTTATAATTTTGACGTTTCAAAGTTAATATCTAGTGAAGAAAACTATACTATGTTTACCTCTCCTGCTGGCGGTTCAGGCAACGTGCTTGGAAAAGATTATGCTATCGAAGTGACTGGAGCAGCCTCTAAAGTTTATGACATAAAGTCAGCTACAGGGGTTGAAGCATTTGAATTTGCGCGAATAAACTATAATGATTGTTCGTCTCTCGGTGTTATAGATAATTACAGACAGGGGCTGGAGGTCGGCACTGGTAGGTTTGGTGGTAAGCCAGAATTAACACTGACGGGAACATGGTTAGGCGGGTATTTTATCGACACCTCAATAGTTAGAGGTATGATTGATGGGGCTTATAGCTTGTTTGCTGCTGGCGCAGGATTTACGATGGCTTCTAGATTTAGATCTAACATGAATCTAGACCTTCCCGCTAACGCTTCATTTTTTGATTTTTCTCCAGCTAACTTTGTTAATCCATCTACTTTACAAATACAGGGCGCAATAGTTACCCGTGATGGAGTTTTCAATTCAACAGACGCAAACATAGCCCCTAACATAACTGAAACTGACTTAGTTTCTAACTGGGGTGAAAACAACGGTATGCCTAATACTTTTGAGGGCGGCTCTATCGGTGTCACCTCTGAAGCAACAACAGCGATAAATGCACAAGGTGTCTTTGTTGATATTGTTGCGGGTTCGTGGACTTCGGCAGATTTACAGCACTTTGACAACCCTTCAAATGGAGAGTTAAGGCATTTAGGTAATACGCCTAGAGACTACAAAGTTATTGCAGATTTTACACTGGAAAGCGGCTCTAATGATGACCTTAGTTTGCGTGTTCTAAAATGGGATGATTCAGCCTCTTCTTTTGTAACTGTTTTAGATCAATCTAGACAAGTTAACAATCTTAGCGGTGGTCGTGATGTTGCTTTTTTTAGTATTAATATAAACACAACGCTCGATAAGAATGATTACATAAAGCTACAGGTAGCAAATCAGTCTGATGATTCGGATGTCTTAGCTGAAACTGATAGTTACTATATTGTTGAACAAAGATAATAATAACAATAAACACAAGGATGTGACCTTATTCTTTAAATTAAATTATCGTGCTATAATCAGCCAATAGATAAATAAATCAGGTTTAACATGAGTCAGAATT